TCTTCCTATCTTATACACCCGGAAGGTGAGGGATTATTTCCTCTCTTTTCGCAAAGAAGTGGCTTGGAAGTTGGCGGCTAGCAGTTTTAATAATTTTTGTTAATCTTCTAGTGAATCCAGTGAACCCAGCTGTCTTCGGTGTAGAGAGACTTCGTTTTAGTAAGTCCTCCGGTTTCAACCGGTGGTATATAGAGTTTAATGTGAGGAGCATCTCAATTCTATTGTAAGTATGTTGAATTGACTCGATCGGAGCCCTTGCCGGATGTAGGGGGTACGAACCATCCCATGGTTGGTATTCCTCTGTATCATTGGTAAGTTTGAGTTTCTTCAATTCTCTCCATGATTTTTCATAGGGAGATTCAAGAGCCCAAACATCCTTGATAACATCAGGCTTAGGTTTCGATTCGGGAACTTCCATGGCTGCAAATAAGATTTGAGTTCCGCCAGAGATAATTCTCTGTAAGAAATCGTCATCAGTTTCCTCTACAACTTCGGGTTTTCTATCCTCTTCTGGTAAATTCAAGTCCACTGGGACATGAATATACTGGTCGACGGTAGAGCCCCTATATTTAAAGTTGATACCGAAACCTGACTCAAATAACTTAGTATGAGAAGTCACTGGTTCAAAATGAGGCCGAACAAATTGATCAATAGAAGTGATATAATCCTTAATAGCCTCTTTAACAACGAGGTAATTATGGAAATTGACATTAATAGGAATAATCTTCACAAGATTTCTTTCTATGGAAGTTGGTGTGTGTTTATAGCCTAATTTATAATTAGGCTTTAATAATAAATCAGCCAACTCCGTCTTAGAATACTTATCTAGATCAACTTCTTCTTCATAAGAAAGAAGCGGTCCAGAACCCTTATAATCCGAGTCCGGAGGGAGAGACATCCCTTGTTCTTTAACAATATCGAAATATTGGGATGATCTCTCTCTCCATTTCTCAAAACCATCAGGGGGGGTAAGTATAAAAGCCTTGGGAACAAGTGTTTTTACTACTTGCTCACCCCAGCTGTGCTGAGCAATTAGATCTTGATAGATCTTTCTTGCCTCTTCAGACAAGAAGTGAACAAATTCTTTAATTTGTAATATCTTTTTGTCAGATTTCCACGATTTATGATTTAATAAATCGGCAAGGGTGTATGATCCAGTTAATACCTGGTACCATGCATAATACTTGTGAAAACCTATTAATCCCACATCTAACGATGATGGCATTAGTAGGAGTGGAAGCAGAGCCTTTACGAAAGAAGGGATTTTCCCAACTTTCATAGAGTGATGAGACCTCGCCCAAAGGCGAGGCATCAATCGAGAAATAATAAAAGTCAAACGACTAGAAGTGGGGTTACACCATCCTCTTCGAAGCATTCTAGAAACAAGTTCTAGTTTACTTTGATAAGACTGAGCTGTAAGCTCTTCTTTAAGAGATATAGGTGAAACATCTTCTAGACCTAGAACAATCTGATTAGCGAATTGAAAACACCGTAAAGACGATCGTCCTTTACGATCTGTCTTGGGTGAAATCAATGATTTCGCTAATCCGATTGTTATCCCAAATTCCTCGCAGACTTTTAAATATTCCTCCGCTACTTCTTTATTCGCAATTACTATGTCGTCACCTAAAACTCTATACCCTCGGAAAATATCTGTAATGTTTTCTAAAGGGCAAATTCTCATATATGAGAATTGGACAATTAGATGATGGACAAGTGCCATGGAAGCCCAAGATGAAAGAGCTCCCATAGGTTGCCCACGCGTATAAGTTACATAATGTTTACCATCATGTTCATAATATTCTTTTTTCTTTGGGACTCTATATGGAAGACCAAATTCACGGTCGACCAATAGAGACATCCAAAGCTGACCAAAAGGTTTACCAAAGATTTCGTTCAACACAACTATATATAGTTGTTGAGGAATTAGATCGGTGGCAGACTTAAGATCATAAGAATAAAATTCTTCATAGCCTGAGTCTTTTAAAGATTGAACGGCCCCTTCTTGATTGAAGGTTCCGTCCATTTCTTCAAAAGATTCAAGCATTTTAAATAAAACTTGGTGTAAGGGTAAGAGGGCCAACTGAGTCCAATAATCAACCATTGCAAAAACACGGATCTTTCCGGCGGCTTCATATTTTAAATGAAGCTGACCAAGAAAGGTCTTTTTACGTTTATGCATTAGTAGCTCATCGAGTGCAGCTGGTTGCGTGATAGTTAGAATCTCTTTATAGCAATTTAAAACTCTTTCAGCTTTAACGTGGGTTAGGTAATTCAGTAGGTGGTTGATGGGCTGGAACGTCCAATGCCTAGCTGCTATATGCGCTAGGAGTATGGAAGAACCAGAACCAACACCACTTCCTGTTACCATTAAGGGGAAGACTTTCGGCACCAAATCATCAATGGAAAAACGTTTTTTCCAATTTTGAATTAGAGACGAGGTTCTTAAGAAGAGGCCGAAAGATGATAAATCGCTATAAAAAGGTTCAGAAGTAATAGAAGAGAAATCGGGTTCTTTGTATTCATCCAGAAGCGAACGGTATATATTTACAATTGATAACCAAGCCCGTATCCACTTTGTATTACGAGCCATAAAGGCTTGGCGAACCTCTAAGGGTAACCAAAGAGGTAAACCACCTTTACTGAGTCGTAATGGATACCCTAAAGCTCTAGTATCACAAGGAGAGCCAGCGAGATAACACTCGAGGGCAAACTTTGTGATCTTAAGCAATTGGATATACCGGGATACTCCCTGATGTTTTACAATGTGACGTGAATAAGCCGAGAAATGACGTAAGGAAACATCAAATCCTTTTCCAACTTTTATGCCAGAATAAAGCGCAACGGTATTACCAAAGCGCCTTATTAGAGGGTCAAGGCTTTCGCCGACCTCAACCATAGAATCTTTAACTGAAAGATTTTTTATGCGGGCTATGGCAGACCGCCAAAACTTCTTCAGAGGAATCTGATGATAAGTTGCGGGGGAAATTTTGGATAGTTTATCGGTTTTCTTCACGTCCCAATCGGTTGGTTTCTCTTGCCCCGGATGGGCTATCACTAGTACCGAAGTCTCAGTGGAGAGAGCTACACGCACAAGTTGCTTGTACTCTCGCTCTGTAAGATAC